TGGGTTCAAGCTCCCCGCCGACTTATCAACGCTGACGTTGCTCCCTTCGCCCCCCCTAACATAAACCAACAAGCTATTCAATACTCTGCCATCCTCTACCCTGTCAGCGACAATCCCTTACCCCCTCCTGTAGATACCCTGTAAACCCCTCGGTTTACAGTAGGGAGAAAACCGCTATAATAACCGTACAACAATCTAACGTTTCACATGCGAACTACTGCATTGGGTTATCCGGTTATCTCTAATGAACTTCACGATAAAATCTTTGGGGTTACAGACAAACCTCAAGAAATGGGACGATTACAGAAACAGAAAGCAGAAAAACTTCTAGAATCATTTGAAATAAATACACCAGTCGATTATCCCTCCAATTTGTACGATGGGCCTCTACCTGTGCCGTCTCTTCAAGGTCACGACCTTCGGGACCACTTTGAGAATATTGCGAAGGCTCAGGTTGGCCAGTATAAGACTTGGGCGGACACATTTTCGAAAGCAACCCTACCTTCGATACCGACCCCAGCGGAGTTTGTATTTGAATCTGGGTGGCATCGTTATGAGTTGGTTAAAGGAAAGTGGAAAATTACAAAGGTTCCCTACCCTCAGGAGGAAGCCTTTGTATTTGACACTGAGACTTTTGTGTGTGGTGGTTCTTTTCCAATTATTGGTACTGCCTTATCTGCTAAAGCTTCATATATTTGGTTAGCTTCCGAACTTGTGGACCCAACCATTCCAGTTGAAGACTGGGATCAGTTTGACCTGATACCTGTGGGAACAGGTAGATTCATCGCTGGTCACAACATCAGCTATGACCGAGTTCGAGCTCAAGAAGGATACAACTTAAGCAATACAAAGCCAGAAAATTTCTATTTCGACACTCTTTCTGCTCATATTGGAGTCTCAGGGTTGGCTGGTGGTCAGCGTTGGTTGTATGTCCTTGCAGGTAAAGACCCAGACGACCTCACAGAGGATGAAAAGAGAAAGTTGCGCTATGCCCCGAAGTGGCTTGACGAGGGTTCTACAAACAGCTTGGTGCAATGTTACAACTTTCATGTTGCAGCAGTACGTAAGTACTTTGGTGAGGATGTAACTGAGCTTGGCAGTGCCGACAAAGCTGTGCGAGATATATTTGTTAAGGCCACAGAGTTAAGTCAGATTCGACAGATGCTGACTGAAGCAGTTGACTATGCTGTTAAAGACGCTTTCTACACAGCTGAACTTTTCCAAGCACTCTGGCCAAAGTACTTAGATTCCACACCATCCCCCGTGGCTCTGTGTGGACACTACCACTTGAATGGTTCAATTGTACCACTTGTACCTAACTGGGAGGATTGGATTAAAACAGTTGAGAAAACATTTAAAGAGCACAACGACGAGATGACTGAACTTTGTCAGAAACTTGTGCAGAAGTATCACAATGAGTGGGTGGAAGCAGAAAGAAGCAACTCTTACTGGAACCGAGATCCCTGGTTAAGACAGTTGGACTGGGAGGTGAAGTCTGATAAAGGCAAGTACGCAGGAGTACCAAACTGGTTGCGTCCCTTCATCAAAGACCCCGATACTCACATTGGCGTAAAGTCAAACCTTTCTCACCTTCTCCTGAAACTAAAGTATGAAGGTAGCCCAATGATCTACTCTCGTGAAGATGGTTGGTGTTATCGTGACGAAATGGGCATTCTAACCAAGATCCCTCACCCAAAGGGAAACAATGACAATGTCGGTGGAGTTTTGTCAAAAGACTTTGTCGAAGACATGACAGTCGGGAGACTCAGTAGTGACCTACCTGAAGCTCACAGAGCACTGGAGATAGCCAACTCAGTGAGTTACTGGACTTCCGTAAGGAAAAGGGTTATGGACCGCATCTTTCTCCCCGCTCACAATCCAGAAGGTGCTGAAGCTTTGGTAACTCTCCCCGAGATACTTTGCCATGGTACTGTAACTCGGAGAACAGTTGAGAGTTTGATGGTCACGATGTGTTCCACAAAAGCACACCGTATTGGTACTGAGTTAAAGTCGCGAGTGCAAGCTCCGGAGGGCTGGAAGATCGTGGGAGCTGACTTTGACGGTCAGGAAATGCAAGTTGCTTCCATCTATTCCGACAAGTGGGAAGGAGGTCACATCGGATGTTCTCCGTTTGGTTACAACGTCCTGAGTGGAAGTAAAGAAGCGGGCACGGATCCACACTCTGCGCTCGCGAAGATCGCGGGCGTAGATCGCGATACGGCAAAGATCGCCGGATTCGCTGTGTTGTACGGAGCTGGTGTTCGTGCAGTGCAAACTTACATTCGTCGTAAGTACCCTGAGAAGTCTCCGGCAGAGGTGAAGAACTTTGCCTTTAAGATCCTTGAAGGGAAGAAAGGCAGGAGTTATAATGGTTTGTATGAAGGTGGTTCTGACTCAGGTTGTTTCAACTTTATGGAAGAAATATCAATGCGTTCTCGAATACCTCAACTACCTTGTCTCGGCACAAAGATAAGTACAGCTATGAGACCCGCAGCTGTGGGGGATGACTTTAAGACCTCTCGTGTAAACTGGACTATACAATCTTCGGGAGCAGAGATTCTTTCGATCATGCTCACCGCTGTGCACTGGTTAGCAGATGAGTACAAAGTACCATGTAGATTTGTGTTAAGCATACACGATGAAATCCATTTCATGGTCCCCGACCGATATGCAGAACAATTTGCGGTGTTATTTCAAATTGCTCACATGTACACCTGGTCCTTGTTCCACTCAGCACTCGGTATGCCTGACCTTCCTCTTTCTCGTGCCTTCTTCTCTTCGGTTGCTATTGACAGCCGCCTCCGCAAGTCCCCCAGAGAAAAGACAGTAACCCTGTCCAACCCTGCAGGAGTCAACGAAGCTCCAGGTTCAGAGTACACAATGCGTGAACTCTCTGAGATTGGTGCAGTTCAAAAACTTACCACTCGCTACAACGCTATTCAATCAGGATTATTAAAATGAAAAAAGTTAAAAAGTCTCGCGTCGAAAGTGTAGGGGTGAGCCTTATTCAAGGGTTCCAAGATACTTACTTTCTCACTGTCCCCTATGACAAAAAGAATCGGGTAATTCCTTCTTCGGTAGAGTGTGCTTACAACACATCTTATTTTGATGAAGAAACCACTCGACAAATGCTTCGATCACTCTGATGCCTTTTCCACTACCCGAAGACCCCGCGTACCGAAAACTTGTTGTAACCTTTTGGTTAGACGACATTGACGACCGGCTCAAAATCAACGCAGTGCCTGACGCAGAAAAAAGTTGGAAGATTGCCAACGACATTTATCTCTCTCTTCCCCCCGGAGAGGGAGACCCTGAGATTGAAGACTGGATCTTCAGTCAACGGGTAAAACTAGACAAGATCACTTCACTCAACCAATGAGATCAATTAACTCTGAAGAAACTATGCCAACTCCAGCACCTGCTCGCAGAGCAGCTAAACCCACCCCAAACCTTGAGACATTCTCAACTACTTTAGCAGATGGGAGAGAAATTACCATTCGCGAAATGACAGGCCGTGACCTTCTCTACATGGAGAAAGATCTTACAAAAGCCGGTGACGTTGAGAAAGGTATGCGCATAATTGAGCGCCTCATTGTAGGCGACGACAAAGTTACCTACGACGAAATCTTAGATCTTGGTGTAAAAGACTTTAAGAAACTTAGCGAATTGGTGGGAAAAGCTAACGGTTCGGACGAAGAAGACCCAAACTAACAGTGGAGGACGTTGAAGATTTCACCTACTTTGTAGGTTATGACAGCGTCCCCAAATTTCACTTTCGAGAAGTAACACCAAAAGACTTTTATTTCGCTCAAATCCTACGTGCTTCTGAAAGAACAATGTTCGAACTTGCCGAACGACTTCTCTTAAACCCTGAGGTACTTGATGAGGTGAGCGCCAGTAAAACTCGGGGTGTACTTAATTGGGTTGGAGAAGCTCTTTTAACAGAAAAAATACTAACTGTTGAAAACTGGTTAGAAATTGCTTACCACTTGTGTAAGCAAAGATGGGACTCTTCTGTAGACTGGCTTGAGACTCAACCAATGAGTAAAATACAAGCCATGATTCAAGTAGTTGATCGCCATGTGTCCAACCAAGAAAAAGCCATGAAGAAGTCTGGGAGAAAACGATGAGATTCTCAGTAAAAGGTGATGGCCTTCGACCTCTTAATTTGAACTGGTGGAAGCCAACGAAAGAAGAATGGGCTCCCATACTACTTGACGATAACGTTCCTTTCTGGAAACGACAAATTGATCCCACTTATGGGACACCCTGGGCTGCTCTCTCCCCAGCTTACGACAAGTGGAAACAGGCACGATACCCCGGACAACCTATTTTGAAAGCCTCCGGACTAATGCAAGATGTAGCTTTCATTTACACAAGGGGAAATAAATTTATCGTAAAGTCCACAGACTACGGTAAGTTCAACCAGTTTGGCACCCGCAAAATGCCAGCTCGTCCTTGGATGGGCGTCCCCGACATTTCACTCAAGCACATTGTCCCAATTGCTTGGCGCAACATTCTCTCCCGCAAAAGGTAACCACCATGACACGTACCCGCAGAACTCCCGCAAAACCCGCCACCCCTGTTGACGAGATTGTCGAAACAACAGAGGTTGCCGCTGAGATAACTTCCGAGGTTACCTCTGAGGTCATTGACCCAAAAGCCCCTGTTGACATTGAACTCAAAGTCACAGAAGCAGAACCTGAGCCCGCAGTCAAGAAGTCTGCAGAAGAAATTCACGCAGAGGTTCAATCAAAACTGAATAACAAAAATGTTGATAATAACATCTTTGTACCGGCAAGCCCTGCCGCAGTCGAGAAAGCCGCGCAAATAATAGCTCAAGAGAAAGGGTTTGAAATGACACGCGGAAATGCAATCGGGGCTAGACTCATGGCCCGAGCACAGAAAAAAGTTCTATGACAATCTCCTTTCCATTCGAGCAATCCTTCACCTGGCG